AGAGGAATACCGAATGGTGAAAGACCAGTTGCACCTGGACCACCATTTGCTCTCATTGAACCTTGCAAGAACGCCATTTCACCAGCTGTTGACATTGGAGCAGGTGCGCCTGCTGTTGCCTCAGTTGCCGAGTTTGGATTACCCAAGCTATAAATTGAATCCTGAACAAGTCCTGGACCTGTGAAGAATCGCAATTCATTGCGGCGCTGCAAGTACTTGCTTGGCAAGGTACGAAGAACTTTGTCAAAGACCGAACGGGAAATGTTATTTCCTCCGAAGTCTACAACATCTCCGCTTGTTCTTGCAAGCTTGTTGAAACCATCAAGAGCCTTAATAAGACCATTGTTTGACGATGTATTACCGTTGATAAACAAGTCATCAAGGTCGTTTGCTGTCTGACGAGCCATAATCTGTGCGATATGGTCTTCCAGTGAAGCGCCCTCAATGTTGTCTTCCAACGATTCCGTTGAAATATTCCAGTCAAGACGAAGCTTTACAGTTGAAAGCGATACCTTGCTGAATGTAACGGCTGCGTTTGCGCCATCATCTGTTGCTTCGGTTGCCTTTGCAAGCAAACGAGTGCCGACAGATACCTTGTCAATATCCATCTGTGGAGTACGCATACGAATTACTCGTGCGTTCTTCATCAATACTGACTGATCAACAACGAAGTCAAGGAAGCGATTTGCTTGCTCTGGGTAGAGAAGTCCACCACCACCGCTGACTGGGTTGCTGTTTGAAACCACTGTCGTAGTGACTTCATCTGCTTTTGATAAAATTTCTTGTTGTGTTGCCATATGTTAATCCTCCCTTATGACCTATAACCTAGGGAGTTAATTAACTCCTGTGGCAAATATGTATTTCTCCAGAATGAAGTAGGTGCAGACTTGGCAAGTGCCTCTTCTGCTACTTCCTCTTCGTCTTCTGGATCTACGCTCTTTTTAACAGCTCCAGCTGCGGCAAATGCCTCAACCTTTTCTGTTTGCTCAGCGAGAGCCAACTCCGCTGTTTCCAGCTTCTGATGAAGTTCAGTACTTTGAACTTCAAAACCCTTAGCAACTGCTTCAATTTTTTCCTGAACAGAGGCTTCAACTTCTTCCTTGATTGAAGTAGCAAAACTAGCCAGTTTTTCATCAACAACAGCACTCAGAGCATCTTTAAGAACATTAATGTCCATTTCTTCCTCCTGTGTGTCTCCACTTACTTCAACGGAAGTTGAAGTTGTTTCTTCTGCGACATCTGGAACAAGCCATCCAATAAACTTTTTCAATAGACTAAGCTTACTAATTTCTTGTTCATTCATGTCAGAGATCTTATCATAAGTATCATTTAATTGCAATTCAGAGTCTTGCTGAATAATAGATTCCATTTTCTCAATCATCTCCTTAATTGTATCAAAAAATTCACTGTCTTGTAAGGACATTTCACTTTTTGTTGTATTTTGAGAAGGGTTGTTTGGAACACAATTCGGAACCATGTTTCCATTTGCACCCTTCTTTTCACCTTCTTGGTGATAGCCCTCCCAACAGGGACTGCCTTCTTTCTTAACTTTCTTTTTTGGTTTGAACTTTGGAGAGCCAGATGGGAAAGGAGGAACCGTTGGTGATGTGATACCATTTCTTGCTGGATACTTAGACTCTGCATTTTCTGTTGTTACAGACGCATCCTTCTCAACATCCTCGCAAGAATTGCAACCACAGTCACAGCCCTGATCTTTCATTAATTCCAGAACAACATCCAACAAATCCTCGTCAAAATCGTTTTCTAAGAAACCTTTCTTCTTTGAGTTCGCATAGCGTTCAAGCATCCTGCGACCTTTCGCAGCAAGTCTTGCTGCGTCTGCCATATCCTGAGGCACTGGCTCACCCCACGCCGCTGCTGAAAGCGCAAGTCGTGTTGGTTCACCATTTGGCTTTTTCATTGGACCAGATGGATTTGTAAAAAATCTTGTAAGGAACGAACCCTTGCGGCGCATTTTTTCTGGAGTGTCGGCAGCACCACGAACACCTGGCTTTAGATTTGCCCCTTCTGTTTCTTTGAAGTGTCTTCTGCCAGCCGCTGTGAGACCACCCTTTGGATCCTTGAGGGGTTGCTTTGCTTTTGCCAATTGACAATCAAGATCGCAATCAAGAGCGTATTTAAACAACCCCTCATCGTTCATTTTGATAATATCAATAATCGCTAAAGCATTTGCTGGGTTATCTACAAGGCTCAGTTCACCAAGAACATATTTTTTAATAATATTTACTGGCTTACCACGAAACATCTTATCGGCTGATTCTGATTTCTCAATTACCTTGCCGCCAATTGAGAAAGAACGAAGGGTTCCGTCAAGAACTTTCTGCCAGGTGTCTTCAGCGCCCTTTGAAATATAAGCTTCTACCTTAACGGCATTGTATGATGTTCCATCAGCGCCAGTAATAACAACTGGCTCATATTTAACAGCCTTGCCTACGGCAATAGGGGCATGCATTTCTCTAATGTTCCCGCCCCAGTTTGCAAAAGCCTCTTTGGATGCCTCAAAGTCAACAATATCACCAGCTTTATCAATATTGTCTGCGGTAGCAATACCAACAACAATCCTTTGTTCCCGCTTAATCATATCAATTGGGAATGAAATATTAAAATCCGACATTTAGCCCTCGTAGCCTACCAGCATATATTGTTTTTAACAATATTGCAAATCAGCCTAGTGCAAAAACTGCTACAGCGGAAGAGGCGGTAACTACCTGAATGGTTGTATAATCGCCATCAATTTCTATGTATTCCGTAGACTCTGCTGGAAGAAGGATTGTATATTGCCCATTAAGCTTAATGTCAACATCACTCGCCCCTTTATTATAAACATACAACTCACTTGTGTGTTGTCCAATATTTACAACACCATCAGCTGTTACTAAATTTTTGTTTGAATATACCAAACTACTTTCACTCATTGTATTCTCCTTGAATAAATTTACTGGTTGAATCGTTGTTCACTCCAGAATCTTGATTTTGACCACGCTCTGCTTGAGCCCCATCTGCCACTGGATTACTTGTTGCTCCATCACCAGTCGGTGACTTAGGTGGATCAGAAGCAGAATTATTGTCGTTTCCTGGAGGAGCCCCCACGCTGGAGTTACCAGCAGCATTTTGCTCTTTTTTAACATTTGTTGGGAAAGGCAAAACCTCATCTCCATTGTATCGCTCTGGCAAACCGATTTGACCTCTAACCTCGTTAGGGGTAATAACTTCTGTGCGTAGATATCTATCATTAATTCTTGACTGAATATCTTCATCAACAAGGTCAATCTTCTTCAAACGAATTGCCATCAAGTCAGTAAACTCGGCAATAAGCCTGTTTAGTTTCTTTTCAATAATTGATTGATCTGGACCGATCACTTGCATCTTGAAGCTCTTATCAGCATCTCTTGATACAGCCAAGTTTGCGTTGTCATAAACACCAACTTTTGGCGCAGGGACTCTGTTCGCAACAAGAATTTCATCACGATTTGATTTGCGATATTTATCAAAAGAAGAATCTTGAATGCCAGCTTCAAGTTTTTCAAACTTAATATCAGTATCTGTTCCAAGATTAGCAGGAATTGGAATTACCAGTGTTCCGTGATTACGACCCTTAACTTCATTTCTAAAATAGTTAATCAATTCTTGCTTTGATTTATTGCTAAGTTTTGCACCCTTAATAAGAATTGCATAACGAGGTATTGCTTTATTTTCAAAATAATCAATGTTGTATTCTTTTGCAAACTTATCACCAACAATTGCTGCAGCAGCAGAAACTGCTGATGGAATTCCATAATATGTATTGTTAGGTGAATAGATTTTAAAATGAATTAGCTCATTCGGCTTTGGATCATTATTGATTGGATCAGGAGTTTCTTTATCCTGAAACTGCCTAAAGAATACTGCTTGAATTTTATTTGTTTTTGCAATCTGGACATATCCATCACGCTTTCTACGGACACGGACAAGCGTTGCTGGAACATGACCAATATAACCAATCTGACCAGCGTTGTTGCGACCAATTTCAAGATAGCCATTACCAACAGTTAAGACATCTTGCCATACACGGACTAAGGTTTCAATCAAAGTCTCTTCAATATTTAAGTTTTCAAATGTTTCATCAAGATTCTCTTTGAGATCCTGATACTGTTGCCTTAGTCTTGTAAGTTTTTCTTCACTACCTTGAGCTTTTTCAATCTTTCTTTTAGCTTTAAGCGTTTCTACAAATTCATATCCGAGACCAACGGTGTTCATAACACGAGCATTAATTGCTGCATAGTGAATTGCACTTTGGTCATACAGACCAGCGAGTGTGTCTAAATCGTATGGGGGATTTACAATGTCGTAAAGTGAATATCCACTTACAATTTCTGGGTCAACATATTTTGACTTAGTACCATCTTCTCCCTCATGTTTTTTTTGCAGACGCATCGCTTTGCGTTTCATTTTTGGAGAAAGAGATGAAATCTTTACAAAAGAAAAAGGATCTGAATCTTCAGATTTTGATGTAAACCCCATATATGAAATATCATCTATTTCATTTTCAATGAAATCATCTTGTACGAGTTCCATTTTCTTATCCATTCTGTCTCCTATTATCAAAGTGTTCATCAAACATATCTTCAAATGGATCAGCTACAAATCCGTTAGCCAATCTTTCTGTTTGATCATCTCTTTCTGCGGCAGAAATTTTCCTACCTCCAGCAATCCATCTAACATGTCCATCATCATCGCCAGACCAGTACTTACCAGCATCAAGAACTCTTTTCTCAATGCTTAAGTCATACATGACACCCTCTGCTGAAAGGACACCATCGCCATCCGACAACGCTTCACCTTCAGCCGTAAAGTATACGCACACTCCGTAAGAGCGCTCTGGAATCCAAATATTTTTATCTTTGATCATATCTGACGACATAAGTTTAATTATACACTAGTTTTAATCAAAAACAGCACAGCTGTGTTCAGATATCAGCGTATCGGACATGCACCCGTTGCACAATCATCCATATCAATCATTAGATCGCTAGAATTCTGTTGAAGCGGGATTGAAAAGTCTAGTTTTGCAACCGACTTGTTGTACTCTTCCTCGGTAATTTCTTCATACGGAGGAAGCGGGAAGTTATGATCAACATGCAAAAGGAATGAAACAGACTTAACGCTCTTATCGTAGTTCTTAGACAACCAGTCCTGAATGGCTGGTAATTCTTCTTTACGATAATACACTGTTACAGAAACAGCATTGTCAGCCCACTCAGTCTGCATCTTCTTTACCCATTCAAGCTGGTCTATTGCAGTCATATTTGCGGCTAACACAGCACCTTCTGGTGATTTGCATGGGAACTCAACAACATAGCGAGTATGATCTTCACGACCATCTAGCCCAATATCCCAAACAACCTTGTACCCACGCTTACGACAGGCATCCACTAGTGGATCAACAGAGCTAAAACGAACTCTTCTTGTATAGAAATTAGCAAATGCTGGGTGGATACCTGGTGTCACACCTGGCAAAAGCGAAAGTGTTCCAGATGGCTGGACAGTGGTAAGTCTGACCGAAGGATTCCAGCCGTGATCTTCACTGTAAGCCTTATCAAAGCTCTTAAGATATACATAAGCCTCATCAAGCCATCCAACTTGCTTTTCTGTTGCCTGAAGAATACCAGTCACAGATTGACCGAGGCGACCATTCTTGTGAACAATAGTGTTTGTCTTCTCGTATGGATATGAAAGCCTTGTAATTTGTTTTTGAACCATATACAGGAGTCTTGAAATCTCAAGCATTTGAGCCAATGACTCAATGTTTGGCAAAAAGATTGTAGAGAGGTTACAAGATTCACCATCTGATAACGCAATTTCTGCGCATGGATTAAATCCTTCAACTGTTGGATCTGGTGACTTCTCACCCAATCTTCCATATGTTCTTGCCATCTTTCTGTTTAGCAAACCGTATGGTTCACCAGTCCCGTCATAACCCTTCCAGAATTCTGGAACAATTTCATCATAGGAGTCTGCGTAAATACTGTTATTGCTATTTGATCTCCAAGCTGGAACATTACCGCTTCCCCAGTTTTTTGCACGAAGGAATAGCATGTCATCAGGATCGCCAATAGCAATCTGTGCTGAACGGCGTGAAGAGCCAGAAATTACGATACGACCAATGATGTTGCAAATATCCAACACATCAATTGAACGAAGTTTTTTCCCAACACGATTATCAAGAACTTTGCCAATATCAACAAGACCCTCTACGAGAGCTCCTGGACCAGAGGCAATACCACCAAATGTCTTTAGTGGTGCTCCATACTCACGAATAAGAATTGTTGAGTATGTAAAGGATTTTCCAGTAACAAAATAAGATTCAAGAACCTTGTGGAGAAGTTCTCTCCAGCCCTGTCTTGAGTCTGGAACAATGAAGTCAGCATCTGCTGTTCTTTCTGCTGTAATGTAATTGACTTTTTTAATCTTTGGCAGATCATGAATCTTTGAGCGCTCAACAGAAAAGCCAACACCACCACCAAGCATCAAGTAATCAAACAAGAGTTCAAAGTCTTCAATCTTTTCAATGTTTGTATAAAAACAATTGTTAAGTGAAGTTCCAGAAAACTTACTTACAAGAGGTGTACCGAGCTGCCAGAGGG